TTAGTTAAAGCTGTTGGAACAATCATCAGTGGTGGAGTCAAGGTCGGCTCATATAACGTCGCTCTTGCAAACTTTGATGAGGCTCTCATTAACCTCAAAGCCTCGCCAGAGACTCGCGTTAAGATTGATGCCCTGCGAAGCGCGGTAAGAACAGAAGAGTTGATCAACGCCCAGACTTATCTTAAGGGCGAGGGTAGCGTCACGAACATGGAGCGTGGGATTGTGCAGGAGATTGGCGGGATGGTTAATAAAGACCCTGCCGCTGCTTTGTTGTTCAAGGTACAACTTTCCTACGCTCAGGCTGCCGTTAACGAGCGATATGCGAAGTCGTTTGAGGCGTGGCATGACAAGAACCCAACTGGGACGGTTGCTGACTTTAACCGCTCCTCAACTTACCAAAAGATTCGCTCGGATTACTTGGGTGACCTTGAGTCAATTCGCAAAGACATCGGGGTTGTGCCGGCAACCCCCGCTCCGGAGAACAAGTCTACAATGACAAAACTTCGTGAGCTTGTAAAGTCAACCGCAAACAAAGTCGCACCATAAGATGCCAAATTATCCAAAACCACTTGACGAAGGCCAGCAGCAAGTTGCAGAGATGGTTGCAGCGCAGGCTCAGGCTATGGGTGTGCCAGTTGACTTGGCGTTGGCGATGGCTTACCAGGAAAGTCGTTTCCGACATGCTGACGACAAGGGGCGTATTACCAAAAGCCCAAAAGGTGCAATTGGGCTGATGCAGGTGACGCCAGATACGGCTCGGCAGTACAAGTTTGATTTGTCAGACTTGCGTGATCCACAGAAGAACGTCAATGCCGGCTTAACTATCCTCAAAGATCTATTAGACAAGAGCAATGGGGTTGGTGAGATTGCCGCGGCAAAGTACAACAGCGGACCAAACAGGAAGTTCTTTGAGACTGGCGAAGGATCTCTGCCGGACGAGACTCTTGATTACGTAGATCAGATTACGAAGATGGGCGGGTTTGGCGGTCAACTCTCTGGCGAAAAGGGGCCTGCACCAGACAAGCAGTTTGTTGACGTTCCTCCTGTTCCCAAACCTGGAGAGGCGACTCTAGCTACAACTAGTGACGGCACAGAAGTAGAGCCAACGCCAGGATTGGGTGTTCCAAGGGCTCAGATTTACGCGCAAGAGACCTCTAATCCTGAAGAAGACTTTGAGACGAACAAGCAACTTGCTGCAGGTACTGGCGGCGCTCTTGGGGCGGCTTATGGCTTTGCAGAATCAAGGGCTCAGGCAGCCGAAACTAAAGCTATGCGTGATGCAATAGCTCGGCAACGGGTTGAAAGGCAGTTCGCTCAAATGGAGGCTCAACAGTTAGCCGAAGCTGAGGCTCGTGGGCCTGGAATTAGATTGCAGCCTGGTGCTCTTTCTGAACCAACAGCTACCGGCGGAACGAGCGGAGAGAAGTGGTCGAGGAACTGGCGTGGAGTTGAAACGCCGGGATCTAGGTCAGTACCTGAGTCTGCGTCAATGTATCAGCGCGGGAAGGTGCAGGGCGGTTCCAAGGCGTCTCAAAGAATCAATAGACTTTATCCAAAACTCAGCCCTGACGATCCAAACTCAATTTACGAGCGTTTGAGTAAACAATCAAATGAACGGGCTGCTGCGCAACAACTGGCTGAAGAACAGGCAAACAACCAGCGCCTTGCTCAAATTGAACAGGATACGGAGAGGGCTAGGGCGGCTAGGATAGAGTCTGAGCGTCCAATCAACAGGGCTCGAGCGGCTCTTACGTCCCTTTCCGAGACGCCTGTTGGTGAGATTAGCGGCCGAGTTGCAAGGACTATGCTCCAGAGATTTCCGGTAGTCGGTTATGGAGCAGCAGGGGCCGCAATGGGCAAAAACGTTGCAGAAATAGACGAGGCGATGCGTCAGAAAGAATACATTGACGCCATACTTGCCGCGTCTCAACTAGCGGCTACCGGGGCTTCAATGGTTCCAGCATTCGCCCCTGTTGCTTTCCCTGCCGCTGTTGGTCTTGAAGCAGTCAAACAAGCCCGAGAGTATTACAGGTAATTGTTCCTGATCTGCCAGAACTGCAGCAGATGACAGAACATCTCCCAGCCGCGGTCTAACTCAACTGGCGTCCATTCCTGAATGCTCACTAGGCCTGGGCGAGTTCTAGATACAAACACGTTCGCACAGACCGCATTCGGCATCCCCAGCCCTACGCGGTAGGCGGCAAGCTGCATCAAGTTCTCATCAAAATTTGTAATCTCAGACTCTGACTCAAACTCTTTGGTCTTGACGTCAAGAACGATGCCGTCAGTGTGCAAGTCAACCCGGCCACCAAAACCAATCTCATGGGCAAACGCCCGCTCTGCAATCCATTTCTTCTCGCCATACGCTAACTTGATGGTAGAAACCGTCCCGTCAACGTGCTCTGCGTAAGCCGGTACAGGTTCTTTCTCATCATAGTAGTGGTCAATCGCCGAATGGATTCTAGTGCCCTCAGCGGCCGCCTGGCGAGACGTTTCCTGCCCATCCTTGATAACCCTACTAATGTACTCGTCATCGCTCTCCTCGGGGCTTTTAGAGAGTTTCATCGCGGACATGATCACTTGCTTTTGCAGCCAGAGATTTAGCGCCGGCTTGGCCACAACACCAAGGACTGTAGTGACGGACGGGACAAGATCTTTTTTTCTCGCGTCCCTAAGTGTAGTTGGCCGCTCCTTTCCGTTTATACCTGTTTGGGTATATTGTGGATCGCCGTCTCTGGTGTACCAGTGCCCGCCAGTTATCGTGTTGCTGATGATCATGCGGTGATTTCCTTTAGATATTTTTGGAATCTGGCGTCTTTGAGGGCTTTTATCTCGGATGCTGACCTATACCCTTCAAACCCACCATCACGAGATTTCTTAAATTTAACTTCAGGAAACCCGCATCGATTTTGTTTTACCATTTTGTCTTTATATTCGGCCGTGCAATCTTCGCAGTACGAGTGGTTTGGATGTGGGTGAGAAAATCTTGCAAACTTAACCCAATCGGTAAACTGCTTCCTGTCGGCAAAACAAGATGGATAATCAGACATTAATTTTTTCCTTTAGCTCTTTAATTTCTTTATCTCTTTCTTCAAGTTTTGTAATCAAACTTTCACTAGTCTTTTGCCATATATCGCCCTGTTTCATTCGCTCTTCATGATCTTTTTTCATAACATAAAAGAGCCTTTCAGAGACTTCAATTTGTTTTTGAATAAAATTATTCATAAATCACCTACGTTAATAATCTGGCCTCTAAATTCAATCTCATCTTCTCCCCACTTGTGGACAAGTTCAGGCCAAAGAAGCTTTGAATCTTTAAACGTGAGAACCGCGAACCCAGAGCGCCAGTTCGTCGGATTCATCTCAAGATAGTCAATAAACTGCGGCCCGTCAACCTCTGCGAGCGTTCCTGTGTCCACCCCAAAACGATTTCCCCGAAGATCTGAAAACGGCGTGACCTTAAGAGAATGCAGGTGGCCAGTAACCACCGATACCCCAGCGTTAACGGTGTTGTTGTGGGTTGCATGAACACCATTTTTGTATCGGTGTTTAACGATCACGCTCTCTGTTGGCCAGCACGACCAGCACGGATGCCAGTCTGGAAAGTGATCTTTGAGCGTGAAGCCAGCAACACCCTCGAACTCAGGTGCAGACTGAGATAAACGGCTCTCCATCCGTGAATCATGGTTGCCCAAGGTCCACACTAGCTTCGTGTTGTGTCTAGCGGCTACCGCAGCCTCTTGGATCTCTTTAAGGGCACTCTGGCAGGCGTCAAGCTCTTCTTTCACGGACGGGCCGCTTTGCCACTGTATCCGTGGGTGCCTACTGATTGCCGCACCATCAAAAGCGTCCCCATTATTTATAATGAGGTACGGTTTAAGTTCCTTTATCGCCCATAAAAGGCCCTTGAAAGCAGTTGACCTAATGCCAGGCCAAAAGTGGGCGTCAGAAAATACAATGACAGTACCGTCAGTGATGCCGGCGCGATATTCTGCCTTGTTAACATGAAGTTTCTGAGTATTAATCTTAAGAGTTGCCTTGCGTTTGCGAAGGTTTCTCTCACTCATCCCTAATGCATCGGCGGCATCAGAGTTTGTTGTGTATTTTTTCAGAACATCTATTATTTCCGCGTCAGAAAAATGGCGCCGGCTTTTCATTTAACCCGCCTGATATTCCCCGCACCATTCAGCATCTGCGGTGACCGGGAATAAACTAGTTGGCACCAAAGTGCATTCTTCATCATGCACAACGACAACAGCGGGTGGGTTACGACGGCACTCACCGACCTCAGGATTTTCTTCGTCCTGATTCCAGTAAGCACAGATAGAACAAGAAATATCACCATCTTCCTCGTCAGGAAGCTCAGGCTCAACAGGTTGCTCTTCCTGTGTTTCTGGGTAAAAAGCGTAAATGTTAATATTCTTGCGAAGCAGCGATGATTCCATAAAAATCTCCATTAAATTACTAAAGCCTCAAGTGAATCGGTTACACCGGCGATTTCTCGCGTGGAAAGTATAATCCCAAGTGAGTGAATGTTTTCGTAATGGTTTTCTGTGTTTCCAAAACAGTTATTGGACTTATAGATCACTTCATTGCAACTCCACACCCTGTAATGCGGCAGGAACTGTTTAATATAAAAATCTATAGTGCTTCTAACGTGGGGGTTATACTCTAAATATATGACAGGTTTGTGAGCCTCAATCGTCTTAAACGAACCTAATAAAACCTGCGGCTCAAAGTCTTCTGCGTCCACCTTTAGCAGATCACACCGGTCAAGATTTAGACTATCAACGGTCATTAGAGGGACATTTACCCCCTCCTGCCCGGCAACCCTAACCGCACCAAAGTTGTACTCAAGGCCAATGTCTAGGTCTGGCACTAGGACTGAGCCAGGCTTGTCTCCGGCCGCGGCATGGTAGGCCTCAACGTTAAACACCTCGTTGCAAACTAAGTTAGCGCAAAGGATCTGAAAAATCAGTCTCTGCGGCTCAATTGCATAAACCCGCCCGGTATCACCTACGTGCATTGCAATCGGCACAGTGTGAGTTCCGATGTTTGAGCCAACCTCAACAACAACCCCGCCTGGTGGAACAATTTTGATGCATTTTTGTACAAGTTCCTCTTCCCATTCCCCATAAGCCGCCATGCACTTCCCGATGTAAGTGTCATTAGTTGGGTACAAGAACTTGCCATTCCTAGCTTCAATGCCGGAGATCTTACTCATTTGGTCCTCGTGATCAAGAAGACCTGGACGCCCCATTCCTCAGAGAGCTTGCGTTCAATGGAGTTCAACGCCTTGTGATCAGTAAAGGCTTGGATCGGAACTCGAATTGAGATGTCCACAGAGATTGGCTCACTCAACAACATGACCTGCCGAGACGTTCCTGTCAGGCCGGACTTGTCTATAACTTTCTCAAAAAACTTGCTTGTCTTTGCTTTCACTTGGTCTGTCTTTGCGGCCTCTAATTCAAGAACCGCTGACTGTTCATCTGTAAAATCCATGTTTTTCCTCAATTTTTTTAGCGATTAATGTCGTTACCAAGCAGGCGCCAAGGCAGCCTATAGCCATCAGGGTCTCCCCCGCTAGCGCACAGGCAACGCCAGCACCAAATAAGATGGCGCTTAACATAGTCAGAAAGGAATATCTTCGTCGGCGTCATCCGACACAACAACCGGAGCAGCACGCTTAACTGCCCACTCTGGCGCGGCCTGGATCTTTTCCTTGATGCGATCAGACAACTTGTCAAACACCGCCATGTTGCGATCACTTAGGCTAAAGAACTCCACCGGGTTGTAACCCTGCGGAAGATTTTTCTTTAGCGTTGCGTGAACTGGTGAGACCGAGCTTACGTTCGTGTACATCCGCCCGTTTGAGCCGGGGTTCTCTTCAACAGTCAGCATGCACCACTGGCCCAGGATGTTTTCCATCTTGAAGCCCTTCTCCTCTTCGGGAGTAAAGTCGCGACCACGCCAAGCTCGCAGGTGTTTACGCAGCGACGAGTTCTCGTTCATCGACGCCGTGTAGTTCTTCGAGATGCTCATTGGCTCGTTTTTGTTCGTCACGAGAGGGCTGCCGTCTGCATCATCGCCGTGTATCTCCCACTGGATCATCACAACGTGCCTGCGGGTCGTCTCGCCGTCGTACTGAGCGGTCTGAGTACCCATGTCCACAAATCGGTAGCAGCGAGCTAGGTAGGTGCCCGCAGGGATCTGTTTGTAGCTTCCTTCAACTGGTTTCGAGAGAATCATTTTCGTTCCTTAAGTTGTGCCAACGCTGGCAAACCGGACTCTACACACTAAAAAAAACTTGTCAACCCCCCCTTGACGAACGATCTACGTTAGTTCATCGTGAGGCACCTACGGAGGTAACACGAATGAATTGGTACAAATTTCGATACGCTGAATATGCGATGCAGACACGCCACCTGACCGAGCTTGAGGACCTCGTGTATAGGCGTTGTATTGACCTTTACTACAACCACAAGATGCCGTTCCCAGACGCTGATTGGGTCGCTAAACGAATCCAGATCTCTGACGTGCAAGTTGTTGATTCTGTTCTAAAAGAGTTCTTTAGGAAGGGCGCAGAGGGATACTCCTACCAGCAAGCTGACGACGACCTTTCGGACTTTGAAGTCAAGTCACAGAAGGCTCGAGATGCAGTCAACGCGAGGTGGGCGATACGTCCGTATAACGAGCGTAATACTATAGACAAGAGAAGAGAAGAAGAGAAAAGAAAAGAAGAGATTAGAGAAGAGTCAAGAGAAGAGATCAAGAAAAAACCTCCGGCCGCTGTCGCTAGTCGTTTTTCTGAATTTTGGAAAGCCTGGCCACCAGGTCAACGAAAGTACGGCAAAGAGATGGCGATGAACTCGTGGTCAAAGCAGGCTCTTGACCCGGAGGCTGACAAGATCATTGCCCATGTAAAGCAAAGTTCAACATCTGAGGCTTGGATTTCTGGGTACACTCCTGCGCCTACGACCTATCTCAACCAGCGCCGCTGGGATGAAACGGTGCAGGCTCCTGCTAGGGTCGCAAAATGATTGATAATCTTCTCTCACGACTGGACAAGGTTACGGGTCGCAACGGCTCGTGGACTGCTAAGTGCCCGTCGCATCAAGATAAATCACCCTCGCTGGCTATCGCAGATCGAGATGGCGTGATTTTGCTTCACTGTTTTGCAGGATGTTCGGCCCATGAAATATGCTCATCAATCGGTATGGAAGTCTCTGACCTTTTTCCCGATAAGCAAGATCGCAAGGGCCCGAGACCGAAGTTCTACGCCAAGGACTTGTTAAAAATCATTCACTTTGAGGCGGTCATTGCGATGACTTTAGCCCTTGACGTGTCCCGCGGTAAGACCATAAGCCAGGACGACATTTCTCGCGCCTGGTTAGCTTATGAGAGGATTGATGAAGCTCTCAAACACGCCTGACGGCATTGAGGAACGGGCGAAGGCGCTCGACCAACAACGAAAAATCCGACAAACCGACATAGACGTAGCAAAATATGAAAAGTTAACCGAAATCAAGCTCAAGGTCCGAGAGGCAAGCGCCTACCTGCTCGAGATCCTTGACAGTCGCAACCAGCCGGCACCACCAAAACCGCTGCAGATGCCCTGGTCAAAGACTTGGGGTGAGTTCCAGTACAGGCTTGGCGAGGTAACGGTCTACGCTGGCTCTAACGGGGGCGGCAAGAGCCTTCTTACGGGTCAGATAGCCCTAAGCCTTGTTGGCCAAGGTGAGCGCGTTTGTATCGCGAGTTTTGAGATGAAGCCAGTCCGTACCCTGACCAGGATGCTGCGTCAGTTCTCTGGCGAAAACGTCGAAGGGATAACCTATCCCCACGAGGCGTTAGCCAAGACGGTGGTTGACTTTGATACCTTCTCTCAGGGTAAGCTGTGGCTCTATGATCAGCAAGGCACGACGGACGCTCGGTCAGTTGTTGCGATGGCCAGATACTGCGCGATGGAGTTGGGAATCCGTCACATTTTCATCGACTCGCTTATGAAATGTATCTCTGGCGAGGATGACTATAACGCCCAGAAAAATTTCATTGATGAGTTGACTGCCCTGGCTCGAGATCACGATGTTCACGTTCACCTGGTTCACCACATTCGCAAG